TTATTTATTTTAAATATCAATAAATGTCGTTCTGACTTTGTAGTTCATTGTAGGTGCTAAGTCACCGCTTTGAGTTAAAGCAATGACGTGAAAAGAATTATCTACCACGTCTGCAACAGTTCCACCATTTGTTGAGTTGTAGTGAACTGTAATGGGTTTTCGAAATTTCAAATTGAATTTAAATTGTCGAATAAGTCCATTTTGTTCAATGTTAGTACCATCATAAGTAGTGTTTGGGTTGCTCAGGATAAAAATTTTATCCTTGAGAACCTGGAATCTTCCGAAGAATGCAGGATTCTGGAACATTCCTACGGCTACGCTAGCACCACCTGAAGTGATGACATCTTCACCATTGAGTTGAGTGGCATTTGTTTGCTTGTCTAACACAATGCAGAAACGAACGAATGCACCTGCATCAGCTGCAGTTTGATTGGCTTGTGCAGCTACATTAATGTAACCTCTCAATTTAATTGAGAGTACTTGGACTTTTCTACCATTTCTTTGGTTGAAATCGTCACCTTGAGTGGGATAGAATAAGGTGTTTCCAGCAGGATCTAATTCAGATCCAGCCCAAGAACCACCGTTCGCAGCAATGGCACTAGCAGCAACTTCAGCATCAAAATATTTGCGTTCAGTAATAGCGAGAGGAGTACCATATGAACGAGGGACAAACTGCCTAGTTGTTCCACCGCTTCGCATAGTTTTTTTACGCTTTGAAGCACGACCTTTTCCATCATAGCCTCGTTTACGCTTTGGCATTTGTTAAGAACACATGCGAAACGTGAAAAAAGTTGGTTTAAATATTAGGCACGTGCCAATGTATCACAACGAGCGAGGAACGACGACAGCGAGGAACGAGCGGAGGAGTCCCGAGTGAGACAGCCCTTGTCAAGCCTAGCGCAGCGTATCCCAGTAGAGATGCCCCAGTAGAGACAGCCAACTTTTTTATGAGAGCGCCGCAGGCCCAGTGACGACAGCCCTTGTCAAGCCTAGCGCAGCGTATCCCAACATACCCTAAGCCCGCCCAGCCCCCTTAAGTATAGTATTACCTTAAGGGGGCTGAAGCCCGGTGAGCCGAAGCACACCGGGCGGAAGGGTATAGCCGGTATGATCGGGAGATCAAATACCGGTGTTACTAATACAGTCATCAGTCGAGGCGACAGGCACGCGTAGCGTGCCGTAGCCTCGACGGTGATGCCGCGACGGGTCGCGGAGATAAACCTAGCAGGTATACGATAGGGGTCTAAAAATATGTATAATATATAGACATGATACTAATAGCTTAGTGGTAATATATAAGCTATGGATCATAGGGATCGGAGGTTCGATCCCCGGTGGAGCATAGATTTTTTTCCTTAACACTGAAAAATGCAAAAAAAGCTCAGGGAGAAAAAAAAATAACTTCTCTATGCGTAGTATGTATAATATAACTTCATAATGAGTAGTATTGATCAGTACAAAACGGCTGTTGGCGGCCGGTAACTTACCATATAAGGGTATGTCACCTGACTAACCATATAAGGTAAGCACGTGTCACACATTTAAGCGATGACATATGCACGTTTGTGCAAAAAAAATTGACAAAGACACATATAACAACAGCTCCTGGAATGAAGTATGAAATAACTACTCAGTGAGTAGTAATATAACTTACTAATGAATAGTGCCGTCAGAGATCCCATGTCTAAACACTGGTGCTTTACTCTCAACAATTATACCGAAGTTGAGCACGCTGCTCTACTATCGACTCCGCATGACTATGTTGTCATTGGAAAGGAGGTTGGCGATAATGGAACGCCGCATCTCCAAGGTTATATTATATTTGTTAACCGTAAGAGATTGGCGGGCTGCAAGAAGATCAGTCCCAGGGCACACTGGGAGATAAAATCGAAGAATTCAACATGCAAGGAGGCTTCGGAGTACTGTAAGAAGGACGCACAGTTCGTAGAGGACGGGTCCTTACCTTTGGAGCCTCATCAAGCTGGTGGACAGGCTACTAAAGAGAAGTGGGCAGAGGCACTAGCTAGTGCCAAGGTGAATATGCTAGATGATATTGCACCTAAGATGTTAATACAAAATTATCAAACTTTCAAGAGGATTGCTCAGGATTATCAACAAGTACCACCTGAATTGCCTGGAGTGTGTGGTGAGTGGTATTATGGTGAACCACGTACCGGTAAATCTCGCGCAGCTAGAGATCTTTACCCAGGGTTTTACGATAAACCCTGTAACAAGTGGTGGGACGGTTATCGTAACCATCCACATGTTATCATTGACGATTTCGATAAGAATCATCAATGTTTGGGCCATCACTTGAAGAGATGGGGTGACCGTTATCCGTTTCCAGCGGAACATAAGGGTCACACTTATGAAATAAGGCCCTTGAAGATTATCATTACATCAAATTATCGGCCAGAAGAAATTTTTGTTGATGATCCTGTATTGCTGCAAGCAATACTTGAAAGGTTTAGATTGACTCATTTTACTCAATCGCCTTTCAATCCTTATTGTTCAACTTACGGGAAAGTAAGATTGAACCCTGACAACAAACAAAAACGAACAGTTGAAGATTTGGTGGAAGAAGAAAATTTAAAGAAGAGAGCTAAGAGAATGGTTTTAGATTTAGTATCCTCAGAATCCTCAGAATCATCAAGTGACTCTGAAGAAGAATCGGATTCATCCCAATCTTCTTCTTCAGAGTCCGTTGAGGAATCAGAATCAAGCAGTGATTCTATCGAAATAATTGAGCAATGTGCTCAAGTGATTGAACCTGATTCACCTACGACAACACCGAGGACATCAAAGGCTAAAGTAACTTTTCCAAGTTACGCTGATCAATTATTCGATCCAAAATAAATTTATTTATTTTAAATATCAATAAATGTCGTTCTGACTTTGTAGTTCATTGTAGGTGCTAAGTCACCGCTTTGAGTTAAAGCAATGACGTGAAAAGAATTATCTACCACGTCTGCAACAGTT